AATATTCATAACTCTCAATCCCCTTTGTTTTTTTAATCAAAATTATAATTCCAATTTATAATAGTATGTGACAATTTACGTTGTATTGAATTAATATGCAAGAAAATAATAAAATAAAATATAAATTTATAAATATAAAGATCAAATTATAATGCAAAATTATAATAAAAAGCTAGGCTCAAGACCCCCCTAAAAAATGGGGGGCGCTGGGGCGCTGGGGCGCTGGGGCGCAAATTATTTATTTATGATGTAGTAATATATATTTATTTTTACCTATAAAAATATTTAATACAATTACAACAATTTTAATTATGATTTTATTTATCATTATTTTATTCCTTTATTTGGTTAAAAATTAATCTTTTAAAGCTTTTTTAATTTTATTTAATGGTATGTTAAACAAGCTATAAAAAAAGCCCTTAAAAAAGGGCTTAATTTATTTATTTAGTATTTAGCAAACGAACGCAAGATATATTGATACAATACAAATTATGAATGCAATATTATCTTTTATATTTTCTGGTAATTTCATTTTATTTTATTCCTTTATTTATTTAATATTACAAAATTACTTTCAATTCCTTCTTTTAAGTCTTTTTTAGTTCCTTTAAAGATAAGCCCGCTTATTACGTTTTTATCTTCTAAAAAGCGTAAATCTGATTTATCAGCGTTAATTACTCTATATCCTTTATATACTTTAGGCAATTTATGAGAAAATACAAATGCACTACGACCAGCACCACTTTTTAAGTATTTTAAAGCCTCTTGTTCGTTATTTTCTGAACGACTAAAGGTCAAATCATAGTTAGCTTGTTTTATAGCGTTAGGGCGTTTGTTTAATGGGTATTTAGAATAATCATAAAACTGAATACTTTTAAATATATCCATAATATTTAATGATTCTTTTATTTTGTTATTTTGTATAAAAGACATAAAAACGTTTTTATGTTTGGAATTATTTAATCTTTTATATTGTAGTAAATCATTTAATTTTATTTTTATATTTTCATATGGTATATCGGACGTGCCATTTAATCTAATTACTGGTATTAAATTTTTCTTTTTAGCGTATTGAATAAAATTAGATATTCTTAAAACTACATTATTTAAATAATTAATCTTATCTTTTGTAAAAAAATGTGACCTTTTTAATCTTGCTTTTTGCGTAAAGGTCATTTTTCCACGCCCTGCAATATCTAAACAAGCGTCAATACATCCAGGTGACGCAAACGCACACAAATTTTTACCACTTTTTTTATGTGGGCTTAAATATATGATAGCTGTTATATATCCTTTTTTAAGACCTTTTATAGTCTTAGGGTCGGAATTTATTGTCAATATGTTATTTTTTAAATAGTAATTGTTATATTCTCTCATTATACCCCCCTTTATTTAGTTAATTATTTATTTAAATTTTAAAGATTTTTTTTTCATTAATTCATAATCATTTAATTCATTTTCTAGATCCATTATTAATACCTGCAGTTGATTTTCTGTAAATCTATAAAATATTTTTAATACGTCTATAAACTTTACGTGAAATCTCATATTATATATATCTTCTGTATTATATGTAATAAGACTTAATTCATTTTCTGAATAGCTCGTAATATCTATTCTTTTATAGTTATTCTTTTTTATCTGATTTTCTAAAGTCATTTTAATACCCCTTTATTTAGTTAATATATTAGTTAATCTTTTTATTTTTAATTGTTCTTGCTTTATTGCAATAATTATAGATTTACACGGCTTTTTAGTAGATTTAAGCCTATTTAAATTGTTTTTATATTCTTTTATACGTTCTTTGATAATATCCATTTTAAAGCCCCTTTATTTAATTATGCTTAAAATTATGATTATTGAAGGAACAAAAAGAAAAAAGCTAAATATTAAAAATCTAATGCTTTTTATTCTATGTGATAAGATAATGCCTAATAAACTTAATACAGGCAGTAGGCCCATCAAGATTATTATTACTATTGTATATGCTGTTTCTAGATTCATTTTGTTTTATTCCTTATATTAATTTATTGTAACTAAAATTAAATTACATAATACTAGAATTAAAGTCAACCTTTTATTTCATATTGAATTATTAAGAATAAAAAGCCTAATCTAATTATCATTCTATTGCATACAATAACATTATATATATATCTAATTAAAAAAGATTCATTAATTATTTAAATATCATATCCAAACAAACCCGCCAAACCTACTAATACTATATACCAATACAATTAATTACATATACACTAACACTAATTATGATAATTAATAAATATATCTAAAATTATATCTCAAAATCTGATTTAATCGGGTTCACCTCCTCTTATAATAAAATTATGAACTACTTCTTTAAATAGTTAGACCCCGTCGGGGGGGATAGCAAATGTGAGGTTGCGTGAGGTACCATTCCCCACAAAATACAAAAGCTAACTACGGATAAAATTTGCATAAGAACTCTGTATGGTATTATATTAGAATATGGAAAATGATACTTTAGTCGCTAAAAAGGAGGGGGCTAAGGTAAGGAACCGCTCTAGGTCATATTATCGCTATAAAAAGGCAGAAAAGGCGATAAATGAGGCATCTGACTACGGTAGGTGCTGGTGGATTGCTAAATACCTAAAAAACACACTTAAATATTAAATGTCAGATTTACTTAAAAGACCAGACGTATTAAGGGCTGTTGAGCTATATGCTTTAAAGCCTGATATTACTGCTGCTGAGGTAGCTAAGGATATTGGTGTGTCTACACAGTTAATTTATATTTGGCGCAAGAATCCAAACTTTATAGATGCAATTTACGAGAGGTATATGCTTCGTTTTGGTGTGGATATAGTTGCTGTATTAGAAGCGATGGTAAGAGAAGCTAAAGCGGGTAATGTGCAGGCAGGAAGACTTGTGTTAGAACATAGTGGTAAATTGGTTAAGAATGTTAATATTACTATTGATAGTCCTTATGAGAAGTTCTTGAAGGCAGATAAAGCCGAAATAGAATTTGAAGATGCTGAAATAGAGGAGATTGTTGCATCAATGCCTGATATAGAAGCGGATTTACCTGAACGGAATACTGAAAATCAAATACAACGCACAAAGAAAGAAAGGAAAAGAATAAAAAAAGTAAAGAAAACTGCTGCCGAACGTGCTGAGTATAATAAAAAACGAAGAGAGTGGGAGAGCTGGGTTCGCAGAGCAAAAAAGGTTGGAGTTGCTCCATTACCTGCTAGAAGACCTACGCCTGCTCAAAGGAAAGCGTGGAGGGATGAAGTCGAACAAAAAGAAAACGAACAAAGACAGGGATAAAGGTATAGTTTGGTGTATGGCTGAGATATATGCTATGAAATTAGCTATACAAGCTTTGCAAAGCCAAATTAACGATTTAAGCGATACCCATAAAAAAAAGACTTCCTGAACCTAATTCTTTACATATCTTATCATAAACATCTTCAGTTATAGGCACTACTATGTCTTCTGATATTTCAATTTGAGCTTTAGATACGCTATTTAAATCATTAATTAAATTCTCTAACTCATCCAACCTTTTATTTGACTCTTTAATTGATTTTAGTATTTCTACTAGAATTTTCATTTCCATATCGACTCCTTTAGGTTGGTTATTTAGCTAATTTTCTTCTAAAACGCTTTCTCATCTCCATTACGAGTTGTTTAGTGCCTCTAGACTGCGCTTTTAATTCGCCTTTTTCGCCTAAAGCTTCGTGAGTTTGCGTAATAAAGTCTCTTTGAGGAAGTTTTCTTGATGGGTTTCCTTTTTTATGTATTGCTGCGTAATCTACCCCATAAACAGCTTGTTTTTTTGAGCTATACCTTAAACTATCTACAAGCTTACCAGTATCAAACAAAGGCTTGACTCCTCCCTGACTTGCCTTTTTCATTCTGTTGTATCTAGTCTTTTCGTGTAGCTCAGGAGTTACTTTTCCAGCTTTAATGAATTTTTTATATTCATCTACCATAGGCTCAAATGTAGCCTTAGACTTAAGCTCTAGATATTTTTTAGTACCAACAAATCGAGCTAATTTAGCAAAAGAAAAGTTTATACTTGTTTTTGTAGTTATTTTCATTAAAGTATATTTCTATCCTTGTTTTTTTCTTTATTCTCAGCAATTATCTTATCTGCTTCATCTAATGATAAGTCGTCATTATATTCAACCATAAGTTTTGCTTGTGTAGTAAGGTTGTTTTGGAGCCTATGGTTATCCCAAAGTAATTGGTCTTGCATTGTTTTAGGGTATTCAGGCTCGTTAAAGTCTAATTTAAGGCTTTCTGGTAGTCTTATGCCATTATAATCTGCAATTTCCCTTTCAACGTGGTATAATTCGTGTTCATACATTTTCCAAAGCTCAATATCATCTTGGTAATCCTCAAATCTCTCTAAATCCTTGATTTTTAAAGCGATTCCACTAGGAACTTCGCCACCATCTTGAGCGAATTGAACATATAAGTGGTTATTTTGAGCAACTAAGTCAACTTGGAACTTAACTGTTTCTATTACTGACTGAAGGTCAGCCTCTGGGGCAACAATGTCAAACACAGAGCCTTCGGGGAGGTCTAATATGGTGTCGGAACCAGCTCGTTCGAGGCGTTTGTCGGCTTGAAGCCCCGTAACATAGGGCTGACCAAACATCTGAAATCTTAACCCCAACTGAAGCTCAGTCATAGTTATATTTACGTGTTCATTGCAAGAAACTATATCATCTGCCCCATCTACAAAGAAAGAATCTAATTGATTTTCTCTGTGAGTAAAAACAAACGGAAGAACTCCGTAACCGTGCTCATATTCTTCTAATATATTGCCATCTTCATCATACAAGGCATACATACCGCTATCCCAATAAGCATACTTTAGCTTTTCAACCTGAGATATATCGTCTGAATTTCCCAAAACAGGGTAAGTAATAGCTTCAGGCTTAAAAGGATTGTCGCCAAGATGAACATCAAAGTAATAAACAGGTCTATAGTCAAAATGAGGCATATCATCATCAATAAATACAACTTGAGTAGCAACGCTTCCAATTAAACGTGTCATTCTCTCAATATGCTTCATCCTAGCGTCTTTCATTACAGTTAAATTGCTATAGACATTCCCCACGTTTCTATTAGCTCCTACTGTGTATATTCGGCTCATTTTATTAATAAATCGTTTGGTAAAATTAGCTTCATAGCAAGGGATTTCTCTAAAAGCATCAGAGTCAAAATATTGATTTATGTAGTTTGCGGTATTTGAGCCGCAGTAATAATCTATTAATTTCCTTATATGCCTTCTTCTTGCTGAAGCTTCAGATTGCTTGTAATCTTTTATTGATTCTTGAATTATTTGTTCGACTGTCATCTCTTCCTCACTATTAGTTGTTGCTGTTTAATTGGAAATCTGTTTATAAAAAAATATCTTATCATATCGCATCCGTGGTCGTGAAATCCGTCTTTTAAAGGGTCTTGCTTTAGGTTAGACCCTTCTTTATGTTCTGGGTATCGATAGTTTTCTAAATCTTCTGCTATTCCTTGACATTTTTTGTCTATATGTAAATAACGCTTACCCATAGCGTTTTCAATAAATCCTCTTACGTGGCTAATCCCAGATGTAATATTTCTAGACACTTTATCTCTTATTGTGCGTATTCGGATTCCATTTTGCCTAAAAATCTCTATATCGCCCATCCCCGACTGTCCTTGAGCTTGTTGTCCAGCTGGGTCTCCATAATACTCTCTAACGTAATACGGTTTTGCTTTAATTCGCTTAACAAGCTCATCAGTCTTAATATTTGTTTCGTGTATAATTTCATCAATTATGTTTATATGCCATTCCCCGTTAATCATTTGAGTTTGGAACCATCCTACTGCTGGCATCCTATATCCAAAGTCTACACTACAAAATGTAGGGTAATT